GCAGCCCACGGGCAGTACGACTAATGGAGTCAATCGCCCGCTCTGCGCGAACTAAGCCGGAGGTATCAACACTAAATCCAAGTCGTGCAATATCAGCCATTTCCAAACCCTACAGCACGACGCGCCTTCGCGTCCTTGTCTGCGGCGATTTCGTCAGCGGTCATCATGGGGTTGTAATCGCCGGGATTAACAAGATTGTGGTAAAACTCTCTGCTCATTTTTTGCATTGTGATGATTTCCCAGTTAGTTAAATCAGGCATTACTGCGGCGATGTTTTTGTAATCGTGGGGACGGTCATAGTCGACCCACCCCAGCGACTCTAACCAGTCGAGCAAATATTCAAAATGCTCGACCGGGGGCGGTGTTACTTTGCGCTTTTTGGCTGCGCTCCAAGCGCGGACGGCGGCGACAAGGCACAAGCGTTCCGCGCATTGGGTAAAAAAGTTGCTTTATCCCGCAACTTTTCAATGACTTGCTCCAAGAGCCAGTCGTACTGTTTCAAGATGCGACGTTTGGTTTCCATGTCGCAGTCGAGCGTTACGCCATTTTCCTCGAAACCGTCCCACCCGGTGATAGCCCCTGCGAACAGGTCTACGCCCTTGTCTTCTGTGTCGGCTTGTTTGTCAGCTTCCCGCGCTGCTTCGCGGAATTCAGGGGATGTTTTGCCAGCGAGGGTATATGTCATACCGTCGATTGGTAAATTAGTGATGGGGTGCAATACCGGGATGACGGCTTCAAGCTGTGGTTTTAAATTGAGTAAATCCATGATTAAGTCCCCGCCACTGCTGTTAAATCGCGCTGAATCCACAATTCGACCTCGCGCATGTCGATGTCGTCTTTTGTACCACCTGCGCTGTACGCAAACGCAGCCACTTGTGCGGTAAAGTACACAATGTCTGGTGTGGTTTCACCCGCACGTTTTGCAAAGCTAACCCGCACTGAGATTTCAGCGGTTTGGCTATCAAATGCAGTTTGATAGATTGTTTCAGCGGCGCGGCTGTCGATCGGGTCAAATTTGTACGACACTGGGTCGTATTTTGCGCCGCCCTTAACGTCTTTTTCCACCGTGTCGCACGTCGTTGATTTTGTCACGGCGTTGTATTTTTTGGAGATCATCGGCACTGCATCAATACAGTGTTCAGCCGTCCATGTCAGTGCAGCATAACCAACGGCGGTAAATGTTGCGGGAGCCGCAGATGATACTGCGATTTTTGCACCGGCGAAGGTGCGGGTTGTTGTACCTAATGGCATTACGCAATTACCTCAAATTTATACGTGACCGGGACAAACGCCCAGCCGTCTAAAACAATAACGGGGGCGGTGTTGCCCACGTCGACCTGCCGGAATTGCCCGACAACCGAATTAACCAAAAATGCTGCGCTTAATGTGTCGATCATCTGCGCTAACTTGACCTGACCAACACCCTGCTTAACCGATGCCGTCACCTGAAACAGCCACGCCCTGCGGGTCTTGCCGCGTGTATCCAGATTTTGACCATCTACCGGAAGCACGGCAGCGCGGTAGTGCGATGCTGTTGGCAGTGTTGCGGTCACGTTTGGGAAATAAACGGGAGTAGCTCCCGCTACCGTCGCCAACTTGCCAAACACTGCCGCCAAAAAATCAGCTTCCATGCGCTGCCCCATCTACGATTTGCTGCCACTCAGCAATTGAGCGTCGCACCATCCCGTAAGGATGCCCAATGTCCGCGTATTTAGTTTCGGGCGGATTGCGGGCAGGTGGCGATAGATACTCGATATACGCACCGTATGGGCTGTCCGTCCCCATGCGGTATGTATCGCCAATCCGTAACGCGTTAGGTTGCGGGTCAACAACCCATGAATCACGCAAATCACCGGATAAAACCGGGGTACGGTCTTTAACCTTGTCGCTCACAGCCTCACAAGATTTTTGTGCGATGGCTTCCATCTTGCGTTTGTAACCTGTCAGGATTGTGCGTAAATCAGTCATACCCGCACCTGCAACTTGTGCAAAATCGTCGTTTCACCTGGGGCGATAGTGGCGATATTTACGATGCTGTAATGGGTTTCGCCATCAACGAGCGTTGATCCAACGATTGGCGTTACACTCGAATCCATCAAAAATGCTTTGTCATGTGCCTCGATTAGCCATTGATTTTTATCAGCGGCGTTAAAGGCGGTTTGCAAAACGGTAACGTCAACTTCCACCGATGTTTGCACTGGGTCCCATGCATTGCCGCTGTTGCTGATAGTCACCAGTGTTGCGGCTCTGCCGTTTTCGATTATCGCATCAGTTGCTAATTCCGCTGCCCACTCGTGCATTACACCCACCCCGCATACGGCACAGCCGCCGCCTTGACGGTCAGGGAGTCGCACCCCATGCGCATTAACTCACCAACGACATTGGGCATGTCATTAATCGTCACGCTGGTTTTAATCGTCGAGTCGAGGTACTCAGTCTCGATAACATCCACCTTTTTGCGCTTAACGCCAGCAGTCGCTAGATTTGCCGGATCTGCTGAACTGGCTGGCTTGCTTTTATTGGCCTGCCCAGCCCAGATGTAATACGCCGCCCAAATTTGAGCATTGATGAGATTTTGCGGAATTGCCGTCACAGACTGTAAAGGCAGGGCATAACCTGCTAGGCAGGGTAGATGCTTAATTGCGTCTAGCCCACGCCGCAGCAATGCGCCGCCGTCAGCAGCGTCAATGTCGTTTTGACCAACTAGCCCACGATCAAACAAAAACTGTGCAGCATCAGCAACGGATACAAACGAGTTTGCCCCGACTACGATACTGCCAGTCTCTACAATCAATGGTGTTTGTGTCATTTGCGGCATTAGTTAGCAATCACTCCCGCGTTAAGCCATGCCACGATAACCTGGGTGTTTTTTACGGCATCCCAGCTATCAATAACAGCCTCACCACCGGGGGCGATAGTTACGCCCCCAATAGCTAACGCTTGATCAGTCAGGTTTTTAATGACATTGCCAGCATGTTGTTCCATTACTGGCTGTTTTGCTGCTGGATTTTTGGTTGCCATTAGATACCGTCCCCATAGCGCACTTCTTTAGGGCGGCGAATGTCCAAACCACCCAAGCGGAATACACCCGGAACCACAAAGTTTAGTGGGCCATCCTGATAAACAGGGAGGAAGCGGTGTGGCATTGGAACATGCAGCTTCAGCACTTGCGGATTCCGGCGGTATGCAACCATCCGGGCTACGCCAGCAGCACCAGCGGTTTCCAGCCCGCGTACAGCGCGGATAGTGAGCGGTTGCCCGGTCATAGCGGTGTAGGTGTTGTTTTCGCGCAAGAATGCCAGCAGTGTGGACTGAGTGTCACCCAGTCTATTAGTCGCCAAGAAATTCATCTTTGCATACGGGAGCAGCAACGTATCAGCCATGCCGGTGTATTGCGTGTCGGTAGCAATGCCCAGAATCAGCTCGTTGATGTCGGCCAACACCAAATCCTCGTTAGTGGATGCCGTCCAGCTACCGGTTGTTACCGCTGCCGCAGTGACTGAGGCGTTATTGACCAATCCACTAAACCCTTTTTGCGTGTCGCCGGTCAGTGCCACGCGCTCGACCATTTCTTCGTAGGCCCGACGTGCTGCCATTGCGTCATCAGCTTGCAGGTTAATACCGAGCATTTGTGCCTGATTGATTTCCTCGTAGCCGTAACCGTAGCCAATGCCCGCCATGTGTACGGATGTTTCGTGCTTAGCAAGTTCCGTGCCAGCGCGTGGAATGTCGTTGGCGTTGCCGTTAATCCAGTCAGCCTTGCCGAATTTGTCGCTGCTGTAGTAGGTCACGGACTTGGCAAACGGATGGGCGCTTGTATCAACGGGGATTAAAAACGGGTACTGAATATCAGGATAGACAGTAGCGTTAACCTCACGCTCGATACTGGATGTCTGCGATGTGACAAAACCGAGAGCGGCTTGTGCGTCAAATAATTTCATGTTTTACCCCCTTACGCGCCAGCTACAGCCGGAACAGTTGCATTAAATGTGATGACTGCAAGCGCACCATTTGCGGCGGTAGTTTCCCAGCGTCCGTTTATTTTGAGTGAACCACCTGCGCCCGCGTCAGCATTGCTAAACGTGCCATCTGCTTTTTTGACCCAAACCAAATCACCAGCAGCCACGCCGCCAGCATCGGTAACAGTCACCCAAATCGCGCCCTCAGTCATCACGCGGGCAGAGCCGTATTGCGCGTAAGCGTCTTGACCGGCTGCCACAGAGCGGTCACGCACCGTAATACCGATGATGTCCGTAGCACCTGCGGCGGTGAGTTTGCACTGACCATCTGCTGTGCCTTTTGATACCGGCACGCCAAACGCTAATGCAGCCTCGGTGTTGTAGCTGACAAGTGTTGAGCCGCGCATATCGGCAATCATACCGGCACGGGCTGCGCCCATTGTTGCGCTGTAAGCTGTTTGTACTGCCATTATTTAGCACTCCCTTTCCAAGCGTCGTTGAGTCGCTTTTCGTAATCGGTTTGACCGTTGCCGTTTTCGGGTGGCTTGCGGTCTTTCATGGCTGTGCGGAACGCATCCGGTTTGGACTCGACCGCCAAATCAAACGCCGCTGTAACGTATGCGTCAGATTTGTCTTTGACCGCATCAGCACCACGCACCGCGATAACCGCCGCTTTCATAATGTCGATGTCAGCTTTGCCGGTAAAATCCGCATCTTTCGCCAGCACCTTGGCTTTCGCCAGCAGATCGGCGCGTGCTTGCACTTTCGCGTCCAACGCTTCGGCTGTCAGCTGCGCCTTTTCCAAATCAGCAATCTTTGCATCTTTCGCGGCAAGTTCTTTGTCTTT